CGCTGTTAAGGGCTTTGACTGCGCCGAGTTCAGGGCGTGCTGGGCATTGGCTAACCTGCGGCCGCTATGGGCTAAAGACAATTTGAGCAAGGGCGCTACCCGCGAGTTCTTGCTGTAACCGGAGGGCTTTGCCTTGGCGGAGCAAATTGGCGAAATATATTACGTCGTTCGAGCCGAAACGGAAGGGCTTGTACGCGGCGAGCAGATGGCCACGCGGAGCCTAGGCCGGCTCGAATCGGAAATGCGCGAGACGGACAAAACCGCCGAGCGCATGAATACCAGCATGACCGGACTCGCCAAGGCGATCGCCGCCGTGGTCGCCGCGTCGGCCCTGCGCGACATGGCTCGGCTGGTACAGTCCTATCAGGAAATGGCCGAGCGGGTTCAGATGGCCACGTCGAGCCAAGCAGAGTATGAGCTGGTGCAGCAGCGCCTGCTCGTCACGGCGAACGGCACGTACCGCAGCCTGGCAGAAGCGCAAGAGCTATTCATCCGCACTAATGCGTCGCTTCAAGCCCTTGGGTACACCACGACGCAAGCGCTCGATGTGATGGATTCGCTCAGCTATAGCTTCGTGACGAACGCCACCAGTGCGGACCGTGCGCAGGGTGCGATCAGCGCGGTGTCGAAGGCGTTCAACACCGGCAAAGTCGCCGCGGACCAGTGGGAAACCATCACGGCGGCGATCCCCTCTGTAATCGAACAGATTGCCGCCGCCTCGGGCAAAACCAGCGCCGAGATCCGGGCGCTTGGCGCGGCCGGCAAGCTGACGGCGCAGCAGCTTTCCGAGGGCCTGCGCCAGTCGCTCGACGCGAACAGCGCCGCCGCCGAAAAGATGGCGGTGAACCTGACCGACGCCGGGGTTCGCATCCGCACGGCGTTGCAGGTCACCCTTGTGGCCGTGGAGAACCAGACCGGTGCGCTGCAGACCCTGACCGACTCGCTCGTGATGGCCGCCGACATGATGATCGACTTTGCTGGAGACGCGGCCGGCGTCGAATCGCTGATGACCGCCCTGACTTTGGCCGTCACCAGTACAGCGGCTGTTATCGCTGGCCGCCTCGTGCAATCCCTGGCAGCCAGTGCCGCGGCGTTCTATTCCAATACCGTGGCCGCCGCCGCTAAGACCCGCGCCGACCTGTCTGCCGCTCAGGCCGCAACCGCTGCAGCTGCACAGGAACTGATTCTGGCGCAGGCAGCCGAACGGGCCGCCGTCGGCCTGTCTTCGCATGGTGCTGCGGCGCAACGGCTCGTCGCGGCCCAAGCGGCGGCGACGGCCGCAACCAATGCCCTCGCCGCGGCGCAGCAGCGTATGGTTGGTGTCGCCACGGTTGCGGCGTCTGCGGTAGGGGCGCTGCGTGCTGCGCTGGCGTTCCTCGGGGGCCCAGCTGGGGTTCTGCTGCTCGCGGCTGGCGCGGTGTTCACCTTCGCCACACGGACCGAACAGGCAAAACCCCCGACCGACGCCTTGGCCGCCAGTGTGGGCGGGCTCAGCACGGCGGCAGAGCGGGCGGCCGAACGATTCGAGCGCCTGACCACGGGTATCGACAAGCTGAACCGTAAGGAGCTGACCCTGCGTCGGGGCGAGCTGGAAAGCCAGCTGGCCAGCGCAGAGCGCCAGTTGAAAGCGTTCGAGCGCCAATTCGAGCGCGGCGTGGGCTCGGTCGGCCAGGTTGAAGGCGCTCGCGCGGCGGTTGAGGAGCTGCGTAAGGCGCTGGACAAACTCGGCACGGCTAAGCCGGCGGACGAAGTGAACTTGGCGCCCGTTGCGGATTCGGGGGCAGAGAAAGCCGCCAAGAAAGCGCAGACCGAGGCCGAACGTCAAGCCGAAGCTATCCGCGACCAAGTGGCGGAATTGCAGTTCCAAGCCGATACGCTCGGGATGACGAATACTGAGCTGGAACTGTACAAGCTGCAGCTCGCTGGTGCCACGGACGAGCAAATCCGCGCAGCCGCCACGTCCTTACAGCTGGTCGACGCGTTCGAGGCGCAGGCCAACGCGGAAAAAGCGGCCGCCGATGCTGCGGCAGAAGCCGAGCGGAAACGGCAAGCACAGCGCCAAGCCCTCGGGCAGGCCGACCCGATCGCGGGCGAGCAAATTCGGTTCGAGGACCAGCTTGCCAGCCTTCGCGCGCTGAACGAGGCCAAGCTGCTCGAAGACCAGCGATACCTCGACCTCAAGACCCAGGCTGAATACGCCCACGCTGAGCAAATGCGGGTACTGCAAGAGGAGAACTTCGCACGGCAGTCAACGGGCAACGCGCTTTTGATCGGCACGCTTAACGAATTGCAAAGCGCGGCCACGTCGGCCTTTACCGGGATTTTGACCGGGGCGACCAACGGGGAGGAAGCCGTACGCGCGCTGGCAAATGGCATCCTTAACCAAGCCGTGGGCGCGCTGGTCGAGATGGGCGCGCAGTACGTCAAGAATTTGATCATGGGCCAAGCTGCGTCGACCGCGGCGGCAGCGACCGGCGTCGCTACGGCTACGGCACTGTCCGCCGCATACGCCACGCCTGCCGCGCTGGCGTCCCTGGCCAGCTTCGGCGCCAACGCCGCCCCAGCCGCCGCGGGGATCTCGTCCACCGTGGCCCTCGCCCAGGGCCTCTCCGCGATCCCGGGCCGGCGCTATGGCGGCCCCGTGGCGGCGGACGGCATGTACCGGGTCAACGAGAACGGGCGGCCCGAGGTGTTCCAGGGAGCCAACGGCCAACAATTTATGATCCCGAACCAACGCGGCCAGGTCGTCAGCAACGAGGACGCCACGGCGGGCGGCGGGGGCGGCGTAAATGTCATCGTGAACATCAACCAGAGCGCCGAGAAAGCGGGCACCGTGGCCCGCACGAATGACGGCGAGACAGAAATGATCGACGTGTTCGTGGCGGATATAATGGGGGACGGCCGCACCGCGCGGGCGATCTCTACGAAATTCGGACTTAAACCGGCGGGCCGATAATGACGATCAACTACCCGGCCGGGCTACCGGCCCCGCTGCAGGAGACTTCCGGCTTCGAGTCGGTCAACAACATCACGCGCACGGAGCTGCAGAGTGGCCGGGCGCGCCAGCGGGTCAATTTTACCAACGTGCCGGTCTACGCCACGCTGTCTTGGCTGTTCTCCAAACCGAATCAGGCCGCGCTGTTCGACTCGTGGGCGGCCCAGGTGGCGAAGGCCGGCTGGTTCCGGCTAAAACTGCACTGCGCCACCGGGCTTGTCGAGCACGACGTGCGGTTCACCGAAGCGGTGCAAGGGCCGCAGCGTAGCGGGCCGACGTTTTGGCGGTATACTGCTCGTGTCGAGCTAAGAGAGCGACCTTTGTTAGCACCGGGATGGGCCGAGATTGCCCCCGACTATGTATTGATGGCCGACATTTTCGACCGAGCAATGAATTTTGAATGGCCCGAGTGGGGCGTGTATACCTACCGGCACGTTTTCGACCTCGCAGTTAATCAGGAGTGGCCGCAGCCATGACGAACACCTACAACACCGGCAATCCGCTCGGCTCGACCGATCCGCGCGACCTTTACGACAACGCGAGCAACTTCGACGAGGGCATGAACGCGGTCAGCCCAGCATTTACCGACCGCCTGGGCGTGCTGCGCAAATCGTGGAAAGGCATGGAAACCGAGTTCGACGCGGCTCAGGCGGGGCGGGAGGCCGAGTTCGACGCCTTCCTCGTTGCGTCCGGGTATGTATCCCTCGGTAATTACGCAGCGGGGCTGAACTTCACCGCGTATAACCAGTATATGGCCCGCGACGGGTTCTTCTACAGACCCGCGCCGAGCACCGTGCCGTTTACCACCACGGGTACATGGGTCGGCGGGGACGAGGGCCTGTTCGTGCTGCTATCTGCGGACGACGCCCTGCGCCAAGAGTTGGCCGACGCGGGAGACTTGAACGCAGGCGCCGCCTTGGTGGCCCGAGCGGTCCGTGCGGTGAAAAGTGTCAAACTGTTCCCCGGCGGTGGGGATGGCGAGCTAAAGACAGTGGCCGGCCGGTATGAGGGGGATATTATCCGTGTCCTGGGGTATTGGGACGACACTCCCGGCGTCGGCGGAGGCGATTTTCAATGGTCCGCCGCTTCTCTGGAAGCAGCAGACGACGCAAAAATCATCTCTGTCACGGGGGTTAGCCCGGGACGGTGGGTTCGCGTTCAGGAAAATGATAATTCGGTAATGACTTCTTGGTATGGCGCACGGGGGGATGGGGCTACGGACAATACCGCCGCGCTCCAGGCCGCCCACGCGGACCCGTTAAACCGAGTGATCGGTTACCCCGCCGGAACCTTCCTCATTACTGCCGCAATCGAGTGCGCAAATAACGGGCAGGCGATTATAGGCGTAGGGGGACAGCGTTTCTCGTCCCCGAGAACGACTATCCAACAGCAAACCGCGCTAACTAACGTATTCCAGCAAATCGCCAGCAATGGGGTTGGGCAGGAGGATGCATTCTCTGTCTATGACATTGACATCTACTCGGATCGTGGCCTCCAGCTCAACCCGAGCGATGAGTCTGTTATCGACGGCGGGGGCGCCACATTCCCGTACCTTATGCGGCCCGAGTATCGCAGGCTAACCTTCCGGCCGTTGACCCCAGGGGTAGCGGGCAGTTACGGCATTTTTATGGCTAAAACATTCGACCATATTGTGGAGCAGTGTGACTTTAACGGTCACGCTCGTGGCTTGGTTATGAACGGCTGCGACCTTGGGCGCATTTCAACGAATCGGCTAACTAACTTCTACGAATACGCGATTCTCGATCTGTCGGCTTCGACTTTCGGCAGCCAGAATCTGATCATCAATAACGATATCGTGAACGCCGCCGCCGCTACCGCTACTTTCATCCGATCCACCGCGCGGCATGTTCGCATCATTGATAACTACTTGGAAGAAGCCTCCGGCGAAGCGTGCAAGGGCTTCATTGACTTGTCCGGTGAAGTTGGCTTGGATTACCCCAACAACACAAGCTCCGGGCAATTCGGGACGGTAGAGGTGACGCGCAACCGTTTGGATGGGCACGCCTTCGCCACAGATTTTATTTATCGTTTCGACCCGACCGCGTTCTTAGGATACGGGTATAGCGTTAATATTGAGGACACTGGAACTAACGGTGCTTCGTCGGCACTGCCTTGGCTTACTGTCACAGGAGCGGTACTTCCTATCCGTGTTGGGCCTCAGGGGTATAAGAGTTATCGACTGCACGGCGGATACAGTACCTCAAGCGTCAATCGCTTTACGGCGTTTGAGACTAGCCACCTTAAAGTTGCTAATGGCCAAGTTATCGTGAATGCCGAAAACCTCGTAAACATGAATCGTAGCGAGCTAAGCCGCAATAACGCAGCCGACCATGTAAAACTATCGGATGGCGGGTTTGTTATTCAGACCACGCTAGGAACTGCCTTGTTCCATGTGGTCCTTCCGACAGTCGGCGGGGTCCCCAACCCGTATTTACGCAATGGCGCAACAATTCCGGTTAAGGTTGTTGCTCGTTGTACTAGCGGAACGCAAAATCTGGACGTCCTGAAAGTTGTAGACGCTGCCCCCCAAGGATCAACTATCTCTACGTCACTCGATACTCAATTCCAGACAATCAGCTTTAACTTTACGGGGGTGGCGTCATCTAGCACGGTGGGCTTGGCGCTTTCGTTTGGTGCAACTCAAGCGGCTGACGTTATAATACAGTCGATCACTTTCGGGTAAATTAAATTGACCCTCCTCGAACAGGTCTATGCCAGCGGCGGGGACGTGATAATCCCCACGCTGGAGATCGCTTGCGACGTGTGGCCCGCGCCGATTCTGATCTGCAACGGCTTCACCGATCAGGTATGCACGACCGAGGACGCCCGCACGCTGACCTTCGTGGCGGCGGGCATCAGCGTGGCGCTGCCGAAGCGGAGCAACAATGGCGCGGAAAACCTGACGTTTGGCATCGACAACGTGACCGGCGAGGCACAGCGGCTGATCGACCAAGCGCTCGACGCTGAGGCGCAGGTATTGATTACGTTCCGGATATTTCTAGAAAGCGACCGCAGCGGCCCGGCTGAGGCGCCCTATCGGTTCGTCGTCAAGAGCGGACAGACCAAGGGCACCCAGGTGGAGATCACGGCCGGATTCTATGACCTGATCAATACTGCCTGGCCGCGCGACCTATACACGCTGGAATTTGCACCGGGGCTGAAATACCTATGACTCACTGGACCGCTGAATATCTCGGCGCCGAGTATGAGGACGGGGCGCGCGGCCCTGATCGCTTCGACTGCTGGGGCCTGGTGCGGGATGCCCGCGCCCGGCACTGCGGGTGCCGCCTGCTGCCCTCCTGGGGTCACGTGCGCAACACGCAGCCGGCCGAGTTCACGCGGGCCTATGCCACCGAATCGGCCGCTATGGAGGAATGCCCGCCCGAGCATGGCGCGATTGCGGTCTGCTTCCGTGGTAGGATTGCGCATCATGTCGCCCTCGTGGTCGACGCCGACGGCCAACAATGGGCGCTTGAAATCAACCCCAAG